GTTATAGTTATTCATATGATTTGAAAGATGGAATTGTCAAGGTGAAGGATTTTGTGAAATATTTAGAGTCTTTACCCAGTGATTCCACAATCAGAATTCAGGGTATTTCAGATGATCGTCCGGCTGTAATTGATGACAATGTCTATTTTGAAAAAAGTAGTGGGCAATTGGTTATCCAACCCGATTCATTATCTATATGATCACCCAAAAAATCTGTGGTGGATACTCATGATTATTTTGAAGCTTCGATTGAATTCTACGTCTAGTTCTTTATCCTTATGTACCACTTGTGTAGTTGACAGAGTGTATAGTTTTCCCATAAGAACTGCGTGCTCATGATCTCTTTTGTTGCTAATAATTGCCTCATAGTTATTCGTGGCAATCGAATCTTGATAATTTGAGATGGGACAGTACCCATCGCCGTCAATCCAGCTAATTTGGAAAAACTTGATAACTTGGTAAACATTCTTAATTACTTTTTCGCAAAGATCGTTTGTTGGTACCAAAGTTCCGTGAATAACTCTGTTGCGTTTTTCTGTGGAATCGTACATTTTGTTCAACATCGGAATTGCTGATTCTCCAAAAAGTAGTAGGGAAATCGTTGCAAACGAAGCAATAGATCTTTCTGAATACTTAATAGCTTGTGATTTATCGATGATTTTGTCTATTGGTTTGTGGTTATTTGTTGACCAAAAGTAAGCTTTGATAGCTGTGTTTCTGAATTTTTCTAAGCTCGTAACTGCGCTTAGATAGCACTCATAGTATTCTTCATCAGCATATGCTCGTAAAGAATTTTCAAATATCGGAACATACAGAGGGGTGCGTAACACTGCTTTAAATGTATGGCCCCTAGGGCATATAAATTTCAGTGATTCGTCATCAGTTACTTCCGCGACAGCTCTAGATTTATAATTGCGGCATTCAGCGCACATTGTTTCAATTTTCATGTAAGACATCTCCTTACATTGTACTGACAGTGCTTACTTATGTACTGACAGTGCTTACTTATGTACTGACAGTGCTTACTTGTTTTGCTTATCAGCCCTCGCCACCGGGGCTATTTTTGTGCCCAACAAAAGCCCCAAGTAGGGGCCTGTAAAAGGGCTATTTCATATTGGACTGGGTTTTCCCGCTTAAAGCATCATTTGTAAAGGTCACGTTGAAGTTGGAACCCAGATCACCTTTTACACCAGATGTATAACCGGCCACAACATTCTTTTGACCGCCGATAAGGCTTTCATTGTAGTAGTCGGGTTGTCCCCATTTTGAGGTGAAGTCAGCGTATTTTGTACCGTCCTGGAACGCGTTGAAATCTGCTAAAGTAATCTTTTGCTTGCGGCTTAACTTGAAACCAGTAAGATTCTTGCTGAACGCATTTCCGTCGGTGAAGGAAACAATTACGTTAGCTCCCCAGCCACCCTCAACGTTAGTCCACGTTACAAGATCAGTCTTAACTCCATTTGTGGTACTGCTCGAGGTAGAGGACGGGTTCCCAAACTGGGCTTTTAAATCATCTAATTTGGCACCACCGTTGCCGTTTTGCATCAAATCACCCAATTTGATGCTGTCAAAGTCTGCGCGAGTAATCTTACCGCTTTCCTTTTTTGATGTACTTGAAGATGATTTGTCCGTTTTGCTAACCGCCGTTTTTTCTGTGGATTCACTGCTTGATTTGCCCTTATTGTTGAGGCCACCACCAATTGCTGCTACCACAACAATAACTAATAGCCAAAACCATACACGCTTGTAGAATGGCTTCTTCACCTTATATTGCTTACCATCAGCACCCATTACTTTTTTTGCCATTTTGTTTCCCTCCAAAATATTCAGCTTTTATAGTCGTCAGTATTTGGACTGCGTTAAACCACAGCGGTTTATTACTATACGTTATTGAAAGCTATTTGATCTCATATTTTTGCTCGCCGATCTTTTTGCCATCAATTCCTTGATGCGCTTGAAGGATTACGGGAGTGGTTGTGTCATCAAGCTCATAAGACACAGCGTTTTCTGCTGTAGCGTTTTGCTTGATATTTTCCGTTTGTGTTTTTAGGTATTTTTCGTCAGGTAACGATCCAACTTCAAGCTTATTTTCTTGGCTTTTACTAGTATCTTGGTATGCTTCAAAAACTGCTAGCCAGGCCGATGTTGGATCAATTTCTTTGTTAGTTTTATTGGTGACTTTATACCAAAAGGCCAAAAGTGGTTTTTCTCCGGAGTTTATTCCTTCGCCGGCAGGTATAACCTTCTGCGAAGTGATTTCAATTTTGACGTCATGAATTTCAGCAACATTCTTGCTGAAACGGAACTCTTGTGACTTTGGCTTTGACACCTTTACAGTGGAAGTCTTTGACGTTTGCGAAGATTTTGAGGTTGTACTGTTTGAACTACCGCACGCAACTAAAGCAATTGAAGTTAAAAATGCAGCTCCAACCAATACTAATTTTTTCATGATGATCCCTCCTAAGTGTCAGCTTTTACCGTCTTCCGTGTCTGGACTGTTAAGCCATTATATATAGAAATCTTTTATAGCTTCTAACGCTGTATCTTCCATAGGCGATGGAATATCAAAGGCCTCCATAAATCGGTTTAAGTTCGCATCTTCTTGATCAATATCAGCAAAGTATAAGGGAACGAGTATGTGTATCCCGCCTATGTTTGCTTCGCCCTCAATACTGTTCTTTGATGCAGAATAGAAATACAGACAAGCCGGATCCCGATGTAGCACGTGCATTATTTCATGTGCAGCCTGGTAGGGCAATTGCTTAGGCCTGTGCCAGTTCATATTAACCGCAATCCAACGCGTTTCAGGATTAGAAACTGACGGAGTATACGGTTTAAGTTGATATGTCAGCTCAGCACCGACTCCACGGTCAAAGCCGTAGTTTAAAACTTCTCTCAACATATCGCTGGTGAATTCAGTCATCATGTTTGCCACCTCGAAGAAGTCTCTTGATTATCTCAAGGTCTTCAGGCGGAATGGGGCGTCCTTCGAAGGTCATAATGGTGTCATTTTTTGAATCTGATATATCAATCTGCTCCGGCTTTGAACGGACATCGGTAACTCCAAGCAAAAAATCGGTAGAAACATTAAAGTAACGAGCTAGTTTCTTAATGGAATCTTGGTCAGGAGTTCTTTCATTCTTTTCATATAAAGAAACAGACGCTTTGCTGACATTTATAATTTTCCCGACATCAGATTGGGTCATCTTCTTTTCGTTTCTAAGTTCTTTTAGTCTTTCTCCGAAGCTCATCATATCACCTCATAGGAATAGAATAGTGTATACAAATTGTAAACTCAACAAAGTTTAAAAAAAGTTGATTTTTCCGTTGACAGTTTACTAATTGTAGATTATAGTGTTTACATAAAGTTGATTAGGAGGTGATCATTTGAATGAAAAGCTGAAAGAACGCCGCAAGGAATTTCATCTTACAATGCAAGACATTTCAGATATGATTGGCATCAGTAAAGGATATTATTCATTGATCGAACGTGGAGAACGCCGCGTTAGCTATGAATTGGCATTCAAAATTGCTACGGCCTTAAAAACGAAGCCAGATCTTATTTTTTTGGAATATCAGTCAACTTTAAGTAAACAAATTCCCGCCCAGCGAGAGGAGGCAGTCAAATGAATCCAAAAAAGAACAGGGTGGTAGAGACACCCCATTCTCTGCGTATCAATGGTCACTTTATCCCTTGGGTGACGAAGGTCAAAGTTGACAATCCCGGTTCTCCCACTGATGAGCTTCGAGAAATAACCGTGACTTTCGTTGCAGGATCTTATCGGTTTAAGCAGAATCGAAAGCTTGCAAAGCAAAAATTACTTGAGTTTTTGACCCGAGTTTCCCGTTATGGACACACAACACGTCAACAACTGTTGGCTTTGAAAATCCTGTCAAAATGCTATCGGTGAAGTTGTGCAAGTATCTGCCTTACTAGTTCATCTTGGAATTCGTTGAGAAGCTGTCCTTTCTCTGAACGCTCTGGAATATGTCGTTGACGGCGAAACTTCTGAAGCGTTTTAAGAGTTACCGTTCTCAGTTCCAATTCATCTTTAGTGGCGATTTTTTTATCCATCATTTTCACCTCCCTTCGATGCAATTATCGCACTCGGCGGGAGGCGATCACACAATATTCAGTTTTCAAGTTAAGGAGGTGAGTCACATGGATCGACAGAAAATGATCGAAGCGCTGATGAGCTACCGCGATGATAAGCCCAAAGCCTTTTGGGAAACCATGGACAATGACATGCTCGAAATGGCAATCAGCGCTGAGAAAGAACGTGCAAGGAACGAAATGATTGATTACCTTGCTACAGCTTAATCATCGCATATATCGCCGTGAAACTACTACATCGGCGGTACACATTTAAAGGAGGTGTGGTTATGGCAATTAACATCTTTCAGGAATTTTCAAGAGGCCTTCAAGAAGAGGGCCTGACACGCAAGAGCTTAGCAGCACGAGTACACGTCACACAGGCCGCTATTAGTAATTGGGAAGCAAGAGGAATACCGAACGATAAGCTGATTCCCGTTGCACTTGCAATCGGCAATGACCGATTTCTGAACGCGGTGATCGAATATCAAACTGGATTGAGAGTCTTTGCTGATGATCTTGATACTGACGATCCATACGTTGTTTATCTCCACGAAAAAATGGCTCAAAAGAAATTTGAAGAGGCTAGAGACCGAGCAGAACCAGCAATGTCTAAAGGACGTGATCACTTTACACCAACTGATGTGAGCAAGATCAGATCATACATCGATTCGGGAGAATCATTGGTTGAAAGTCTGGAAAGTCTAATTGGATCATTGAAGTCCCAAATCAGACCTGTAGAGAAGGTGAAAGCATGGATGTAGCGGTCAAGTTAGATGAAAGCCAGGAACTTTTACATCTGCTTATTCAGGAAACTGTGAAGGCAGTCGTCCCAATCATCAAAAGCATAGTTGCTACTGAAATCGAAAAGCTGCGGCCTAAGAAAGGACTCACGCAAGAGGAACTTGGCACGAAGCTCCACTTAGACACCAGAACAGATGCGTTCAAGAGAATTGCCTTCAATCCCAAAATGCCCCGATATTACGCAGGCAATGATGGAGCCAAGAAAAGTGATAAGCGCCAAATGCGCTGGTATGAAGGTGCCGTAGACAAATTCATGGAAACATATACTGAGGTGTAACAAATGTTAGAAGCAATCATGTCAGTGCTGTTCGATCCAACATCAGCCTTTTGGAAATATCTGCTTGTCGCTCTGGCCGGCATCATGATCGGCGCCACAGCAGTGGGAGGTTGGAAACAATGGACACGTTAGGAGGAAGAACTATGCGTGACACAAAAGCATGTTGGCAAGACATTCATGATCAAGCCGAAAACGTGATTTACAAAGGCCACGGAGATAGCGGTTGGCTTTGGATGTTTGAGCTTAGTCAGCGAATGCTCAACAAATGCGCACAAAAAAATCCCGTAGCGCCAACTACGGGAAAAAGAAAATTTAGAACATTCAATTATATTTCAAGTTTATCACGGAAGGCGGTTGATGACCATGCTTGATTGGAACGGAAAGCCAATTCCTTTTGGTGAAAGTGTCATCACCAATGTTGGGCCTGAGGGTGACAACATCAAAGATGATCCAAAAGAAATCCGTAAATACATCTTGGTTCAGCTTAGTGGCGTTGCCATTGCTGCTAATAATGAAAGGAAGCTTGACTATGAATAATGGCATTGCAACCGCGGATACCCTGACTTATCGGGTGGACTACGAGAAACCAAAAATCACATTTCACAATTTTGAAGAACTTAAGGCTCACATAGAAAAGCGACTTACTAAGTATGAAAGCTTGGCGGTTACTCCTGACACAAAAACCGACATCAAACATTCTATCGCTGAATTGCGATCCTTGCGCAAAGCTGTTGATTCTCGCCGCAAGGAAATTAAAAAGGACTATGAGGCACCTCTCAAGGATTTTGAAGCCAAGGTTAAAACGCTAACAGGATTGATTGATAACACGGTCAGTCCACTGAACGACAAGGTGAAAGCCATTGAAGATCAGGAACGTGAAGAACGCCGCAATGAAGCAATTGCACTTATTTCGGAGATGGCCCCAAATTATGACCTGATTCCTAGCGAGATCGAAATAGAGAATGAGTGGCTCAATAAGATTTCAAAAGCAAAACTCACCAAACTGATTGGTGATCGCATGGGTTGGCTTCAAAACGAGAAGCGTCGAATCAAAGCAGATCGCGATGCGACCACTGCATATGCCAAACAAGCCGGCTTTGACCCGGAAGGATGGACTGCCTTGGTCGAACAGGGACAAGGTTTTGACGCAATTAGGTTGCAGATCGATTCTGCTGCGATGAAGCGCAAGCAGGAACAGGATCGGCAAGCCAAAATCAAAGAATCTGCTGATGCGATCGCTAAGCTAAACCGGGCAACTGTTGAAACAAATACTGGACAAACCGATATTGATTTGACGACGGGTGAAATTGTTGAACCGAAGTTTACACGTGCAATGCGCGTTACCGCAACTGAAAAACAAATGTGGGCATTAGCCAGATACATGGATGACAACAAAATCAAGTATGAATCACTTAAGGAGGTTTAATCATGCAAGAAATTCAAGAACGACAGCCAAATGAAACTTCATCAATGGGGCTGATTATGTCTGTAGATCAAGGCCAAGCAACTAAGGAAATTGCTGCCATTAATCAATTCCAAGACCTTATCAACAGCCAACTGAAAAAAGATCAAGATTATGGCGTTATTCCTGGAACACAGAAACCTACTTTGTTAAAGCCGGGAGCAGAGAAGATCTTAATGTTGCTTGGCCTAAAAAGTGAGTACCAAGTGGTGGATAAAGTTGAAGACTTTGACCGAGGCTTCTTTGCTTATACCGTTCAAGCTAGTCTCTATCATGGGTCTGATCTAATTACACAAGGCTTGGGTGCCGCAAACACAAAAGAAACACGGTATCGGAAGAACAACTTTAACAAACAGACTCGTAAAAAAGACCCGTGGGACGGAGTCAGTTACCAAGATCCGTATACTTTGCAAAACACGGTGTTGAAGATGGCTAAGAAACGTGCACAAGTTGATGCCACATTGACTGTTGGATCACTATCTAATGTTTTCACGCAAGACGTTGAGGACATGAAGGATTTCAACCAGCGTGAGACTACCGAAACCATGAACAATGGCGACGCCAATACTATGAAGATTACATTCGGAAAATATAAAGGCCGAACCATAGGTGACGTTGTCCAAAGTGACCGCAGTTACCTGGAATGGCTTGAAAAGAATGCAAAGGATGCCTCAATGCGCCAAGCGGTTGCAATGACCCTGCACGGTCAAAATAGTCAGGCACCACAACCTCAAGCACCGACGCAACATCAGCAATCTAGCCAGCAATCTGAATCACAACAAACCCAGACACAACGTCAAACCCCACCATCAACCAATCAGCGCCAGGCCGGATCCTACAATGGAATGCCGCCAGCTCCAAGCGATGCGGATGAGCCACCATTTCCCTTCTAATAAATCAGACGATATGGCGTAACCATAGAAATGGGTGTGAGGCTCATTAAAACGGAGGTGATCGCTTGGCAGCAGATTGGATGCCGCATCCATTAAATACTCGCGATCAGCAAAATATAGCCAAGATGATGATGGAGCAAGGTATAGCCGGTTACGGTGCGTACTGGGCACTAATTGAGACATTGGCAAAAGAGCCAACACATCAATTACCCCTAGAATTCAACGTACTCGGGTATCGCTTGCACATTGATGCCGGACTAATCAAGTCGGTTGTCTCAGACTACGGGTTATTTGCCTTCACCGAAAACGGTGAGTGTATGTACTCCGAGGATGTGAACAATTGGGCATCAGACGTTACCAAAATGGCTAGCAAAAAAGCTGAAGCCGGGAAACGTGGTGCTAAGAAAAGATGGCAGAACCATAGCACTGCTATAGCAGACCTAAAGCAAAGCCATGGCAAACCTATAGCAGAAGATAGCACATTACATGACACTACATTACAAAACAATACAAAAGAAACACCCCCTAAATCCCCCAAGGGGGACGGGAGTGTGTTGAGCCTGCCTGAAGAGTTTGCAACTGAAGTGTGGCCAGCCTACCCAAAGAAACAGGGAAACTACGCCAAATCTCAGGAAGCTTATGTACAGGCCGTTGAATCTGGTGAAACGACTAAGGATCAGGTGCTGGCAAAGATTGCTGAATACAAAGCCTATATCAAGCTCAACAACAAGCAAGAAGGCTTTGTAACGACCGCTGGCAACTGGTTCACCGGTCATGGCTGGCGAAACGAATACGACACTAAGAAGCCTGAGAAGCAACCAGACCGCAAAGAAGTAAAGGAGAACTGGGGATATGGAGTCGATTAGGCGATTATTCACGCATGAAGACGTGCAAAAAATCATTGAGAAGCGTGGGATTGACGTTAATACGTTGCCAACTCAGGCCGAGATCGAACACCGCTTCTACGAACGCTCTATCGCCGCATTGAACCGTAAAAAGGCACGTGCCATTTATCGCTACTCAGTCTTCCCTGGAAACGTTCCAGTTAAGTTTACGTTCGACAAATGGCTACCTGAAATGCAGACGGATTTGCAGAAATCAAGAGATCTGGGAAATCGAGCATACAAGCTTGCAAAACAAATGCAAAAAACGCCTAAGAACGTGATTCTGTTCGGACCGCGCGGGACTGGTAAAACGTCCTTGGGCTTGGCAATGCTAACCAGCTTGCGCAATCAAGGCCAGTCAGGGCTGTTTATCTCAACAGCAGAGCTAAGTAACCTAATGAGCTTGCAATACGATGCGCCAGAAGTTCGCCAGCGTTTAGCAGGTATTGAGCGCGCAATGAAAGAGGCTGAGGTGCTTGTTATGGACGACTTCGGGACGGAAGGTGGTATGAAGCTAGACATCAAACCTGTGAGACGCGACATGCAAGAGTTGATGTACCGTGTAGCGAATGCCCGTCTTGATTTTGAAAGCAACATGCCTCGTCTATCAACGATCATCACAACCAACAATGAGATGGATGAGCTTGAACGCATGTACAACAGCAAACTCATCAGCCGAATTATTCCAAAATCAAAAGATTGCACCTTGAATTTTGAAAAGCTAACAGACGTAAGGGGGAAAAGATCGTGACAGCAGAAGAAATGACGAATAGATATTTGCAACACTTGGATGAACGCTTACAGGCGTGTGAAGCAATCTTCAGGCGATCGATAAAGGATCTTGAACGTGACTATGATGACGGTGTTTTGGACATTACCAAACCACAGTGGAAAGACATTGTAACGCTCGTACAAGCTATTATTTACGCCGATCGGCACACGATCCTTGAAGCGGAAAAAAGTATTCGTGTTGACGGTGATGTATCAGGAAGCCTGAGCCGTTTGCTATGGATTGGTGAAGCCTTCGCAACGCTGGACTTTTCACTGACGCGAAGCATTGAACAGGAGGAATTTTCAAATGCAAGCAATTAAACCAAAAATGATGGTCGGTGATCTGGTTATGGTTCCTGATCGAGTATTCATGGGCGTGCGTGATCTCGGCGGTGTGGCACGAATCATCAGGATCGAACGATACAATGCCAGAGGTGCAAGCCTTGCCATCAACAAGCCAGTTGCTTTTGATGGCAAGGCACCCAAAGAGCTAATCACAACGGTTGAGATGGTTGATGGCAAGCAACGTCAATACTATCTGAAGGACGTGAAGCCAGCGTGAACAGGATCATTATTCCATTGCCCCTCATGACTCTTAACCAGTACATCAAGGTTGAACGAGGCAATATGTTCGGCGGAGCAAAAGTCAAGAAACAAGCAACGGAAACGGTAATGTTGGCTGTGAGAAAAGCGATGAATCAGGGCGTGAAATTTCAATGGGGAAAACCCCTAAGTTTCGACTGGTACTGGTATGACAAGCGAACAGACCCGGACAACATCGCGTTTCAGCACAAGTTTATCTTCGACGGCATGCAAAAGGCTGAATTTTTAGAAAACGACAACTGGGATCACATTGTAGAACTGCGAGATCGGTTCTTTATTGACAAAGCTAATCCGAGAGTTGAAGTCGCAGAGATCGATTGAGGAGGCACACAAATGACGAGAAAAGAGTTTAAACATATGTCGCTTGATAGTGCGATGGTGGCCGTTGTGCTTACTGCGCTGCTATGTGGCTGTGAGGAGGCCGAGCAATGAAAACTGGAGACAACACGTTCGATGACATCTACGTCAGCAAAAAGACTGGAAAGGTCATAGGCGTCATGTACGAAGGTGTGGGCTACAAGCTAGTGCCCGTAGAACCAAAGCAAAAAAAGATGAATTACGAAGAAGCACTAAAACGTGCAGAAAATCTGCTTTCTATGGGCGATTATGTGGACGGTAACGTAAACGAATATGCCAATCTGAAAGCTGTGGCACTTGTTAAGAATATTTACGGGAGAGAGGACGAAAAATGAGCGAACGAAAGCTACACATTATCATATCAAGAACAGGTGGCAAAACTTACTTTTGTGGGAACCGCCTGATTCCAAAATGGAGCGATGAATTAGTAAGCCTTTGTGGCAGCTACAAGATAGCAAAAGAGATAGCAGAAGAAAACGATGGTCAGCCTGTCACATTCGTTGAGGAACCTGAAAAAGAAGCCGTAAGCGAGAGCGTTGGGGGCGCGATTGATTCGTTGATTAATGCAGACACGTATGTGCAGGCGGCAGCAGCCTTTCAGTATCTTTTTGCTTCAAGGAAAAAGAAAGACTTCAAGCGAATAATGAAAGCGGTCAGGAACGGCTACACCGTGAAGAAGAAGAAGTATAGGGTTCTAGCCCCTAAGAGCTGGTGGTATGCCGACGATGCCCCGCTATACCTATTATTTAGCTTCACTGAAGGTATGCGCTTCACTGTAAAAAAAGATAACCCCTCAACTGTGTTCACAAAGGAGCAGCTAAGTGCATTCGGGCTTGACGGAGAATATTTTAAAAAAGAAGAGGTGACTGACGATGGCATTCGTTGAGCTTGAAGACGGTAGTTGGATAAACCCCGATCTCATTGAGAGCATATTCAAGGCAAACCAAAGCGATACCTCATGGAAAGTTGGCCTGAATCACGGAGAAGCCGCTGACATAACTGACGCCGATCGTGCTCACATTCTGAAAACCGCGGGGTTCGTGAAGATCAAAAAGGAGAAAGACGATGAATAAACAAGAAGTGAGCCTTAAAAGTGGTAGTCAAGCTATGACAGCAAAGAAATATCGGAAAACGGCAACCATTGAGGCGGAGCAATTTAACGAAGCTAAATGGCAAGAAAAATATCGTGCATGTCACAACCCTGATCAGTGGGAAGCATTGGCTCATCCGTACGGCATTGACCGTTATCGTGGTCACTTTATCATTGTGACTCTTGAAGGCGATCTTATCCTGCATGATAGGGACTGGATCGCAACGGGTATCAACGGCGAGCACTGGCCAATTGCTGATGATATTTTCCGGAAGACATATGTGGAGGCGGAGAAATGAAACGAGAGATCAAGCACGCCTTTGCCTATATTATTTTAATAGCTAGCATTTGCGGATTGGTCATAGCGCTTTGGGATTTTATTGTTGAGCCATTTATCGATCTATTCATCACGCTGGGACTAGTTAAGTCACTGATTTGCTTGTGTTTATTAATTGGCTTAGGGATGCTCACTTGGTTCATCGGTTGGGCAGGAGAAAAGCTGATTGACTGGCTACTAGAAGAATAGAGGCGGAGAAATGAAACGAGAGATTAAGTTCAGGGAGAATCCAGAGTTGCTGGAGGGAAAGCAATGATTGCCGTCATGCTGCTAATATCAGGTGCTGCAATGTGGATGTGGGCTAACTGGAAAAACAAGCATTAGGAGGTGAACAGCTTGGACAGCAAACGAGCATTGGCCGAAAACCTTAGAAAGAATATATCCGATCTGAACATGACACAAGCCAAATATGCAAAAGAGATCGGAATACCCATCAACACGCTTGAATATGCAATCTCTGGGAAGGGCAGTGTTTCACTCAACACCTTAGATAAAATCGCATATGGAGCTGGGATTGATCCATGGGAGCTCATTCGGCCTCATGAAAGCAAATAAAAAAGCGCGCCTGATGAGAGACGCGCTGGAGGCCAGTGTGTAAATTGAACCTAGGGTAATAATCATTTGGAGTGGGCCTCCGAAGACAGTATAACAAAAAACCGCCGGATTAGCGACGGGTGGAAGACAGGGACTTTTATGCAATACATGGCTTTTGAATAATGGAACTTAAGCCACCATCTTCACAAACAGTATAACAAAAGCGCACCACGAAGGCACGCTTATCCCCCAAACTTTTACAAATTTAATTATACCATAAGGAGTGGACGCAGTGGTGCGAGCAACGAGTTACTTTGGCAAGAGAAGCAAACAAGATCGAGATGAAACAGCCGCCAATGCTGAACGTATTTTACTAGAATATCCTCGGGCTAAGTCAAAAACTTTGCGTGGTGCCGTATCAATTCAATCGCCCACTCTTGATGGAATGCCTAGAAATGATACTGTTGCTAATCGTAATGAGGACAGAATAATTAATATTCTTGATGACGAGGATTTAGTAGCACAGTGCGATTATATTGTTAACAAGGCGATGCCAAACGTAAGTAAAGACCCGAACTGGGCAAAGATCATTAAATTGGCGTACTTGATTCCCCAACCAATGAAAGACGTTGCTATTCAGCAGCGGCTTGGCTATGGGCATACAGCATATTATGATGCAAAAAAAGAGGCGCTTTGTGCTTTTGCCGAGCTTTGGCCACCTTTTCCTACAGAAATTGTTACTTATTTCTAGACCGGACACTTTGCGGACAAAGAGCGGACACTTCGCGGATAGTTAACGTCATATGATGGTATTGTGCCAAAGGTGATAAACCTGAGACACCGCGTTTTTCCTCCGAGCCTCAGTGATGATAAAGCTGTGGCAAGGCGTGGCAAATGGACTGACCGTTATAGTCAGGCGGGTTCGATTCCCGCATGCCACATTGTCCAGTTTAGCGACCGGACACAGCTTGCGATGACCCCATCTGACACTGGGAGAGCGAGCTGGGTGGCTGACATAAGAGATTCAGCGGGTGCAGGTCCCGCCAGCCACATTGTATCGGTTGACTTACGAATATATGTTCGTATATAATGCTGGTACACCAAATATTGTTTGTTGGTGATGGGAACCCACCCACCGCCATTTTTGTTATACTGAGATCACAAACAATATTTGGGAGATGCAATTATGTCAGATAATAAATACAAATCTGCAAGAGTCTATTTCTATCAAATGGCACTTGGCAAAAGAACAAATAGGGATTCGTTCCGGAAAAGTGTCCTAGATCTCTGGAAAGTGTTTGAAAAAAAGCAATATTCTAAAGTTCCAGAATTCATTATTGACGACAACAAGGTCTACGTATCCTCAATGGAAAAGGTTCCTCTAGGAGATCAAATTTTGCCTGGAGGGAAAGTACTTGAGACCTTTGCGTTGATGATGAACATTCAAAGAGTAAACCCAAATGAACCAGTTAGATTTGGGGACTTAACAATGCGACCAGATATTCGATTAAAAACATTATCAAATGAACTAGAAGGAATGCAGAAGGACTCTCCTAGAGCTAAAGAGCTGATGAAACAGATTGATGACGGCAATATAGGTCCTTTAATTAATAGTCCGGTTCTTTATGATCCATTTAGAAGGATTTTATTACGAGTACGTCAGTCTGGCGATTTGACAAATCAACAGTTGATGCGTTTTTTCAAAAGAGGATTCAACTGTCCCGGTGCGTTCCTACAAATGATCCTTGATGGTCAAAGTACAACTGATATTGACGGTTTAGACCTATTACTCGAGTTCAGTTATGCAGTCGCTTCGCCTGATAATTTTTCTGCATTTGCAAATAATGCACAAAGTGAGTTTAAAGATCTGGAGGCGGCTTCTGATATGAATAGCCAGACCATCAAGGTTGTGATGATGGGGCCAGATCTAACCAAGAGAAAAGCTAAGAAAAAGATTGATGAATTATTATCAACTCAAAGCGGGCTAGAAACGAAAACAGCGGTTGTTAAAGGTATTGCTGATGGATCTGAAAAAGAAATGGACTTTATTAAAAACCGCTTAAAGTATGATGGGACCATAAATTACGACTCGAAGAAGGGAATTACGATTAAAGATTATTTTAATCTTCTTTCTTGGGCTTACCAACAAAAAATGAATTTTTTGAAAGCTAGATATAACCTAGAATGGGATTGATATAATGAGAAAACCTGTTGCTATCAAAATGATTAAAGAGGCATTTCATAGGGATCGCATCGCTTTAGTTGTTTCATTTTTGATCGGTGCAGGCGCAATTTTATTTCAGCTGTGTCCAAGAAAAATAAATAACTACACTGATGTTATGTCTGCCTCCCTTTCTTTTTCTTCCATTGCTACCGCTTTTCTCTTTGCGGTTTTTTCAATTATTCCTGGGAAGACAAGTTCAGAGCTACTGATTAAGCTTAGAGAAATGAATACAGATCTAAAATTGATGAGTCGATTACTCGTTGCAACTGCGGCTTTCTTTTCTTCATCAGTCTTAAGCTTTGCAGAATTATTTTTCAACGTAAAGGACACTTCATGGTTATCGATAATCATCACAAGTGTTTGGCTACTAACTATTGCTTTGGGGATCATTGAGACCATTATTCTTATATTTTTTCTTTTTTTAGTACTCGGAAATATGTTTCAGGAACGGTGATGTTACATCAGGACGCCACGGCGTCTTTTTATTTACTCAAGCACTCCACCAAACGGTGAGGTGCTATTTTTGTGCGACAAAAAAGCCCTCGCTCTGGGAAAACGAAGGCCAATCACTTTTGGAGTGTGAGAATGAACTCACCAAGTCATTGTAACACAATACTTATAATAGGCACATAAAAAAGCTCTCGGGGACGAGTCCGAGAGCCTGAGGAATAAAAATGAAAAGAGCAGCACATGATTGCATGTGGCTCACAATTATTATATTTCAGGAGGCGAGTAGATGCAATGGACAGATGAACAGATCAGTGGCATTAGGAAGCTCGCCTCTGAAGGCTTTACCAGACGAGAGACGGCCGACAAGCTAGGGATTAGCTACGACGCATTGCAGGGAAAAGCAAGACGGCTTGGCATCGAGTTCCAAAAGCCATTGAAGAATGAATACGATTCAGACGGAACACAATCCAGTGAAACCATTCTAAAGGTTGTCAGGGGTCACAAAATGACGCCTAGAGAGGTTTTGGAAGCTCACGGGTACGATTACACCAAGTGGGAGCTTGTACGTGCCACAAGCAATTTTTGGAAGCAGACGCCTGAAGCGACATTGTATCAAAGCAAGATACAAATCAGGCCGTTAGTTGAAGCAGAACAATATGAATCATTGATGAATGACATCATCACACACAAGGAGCCGTATCAAGCTAAGGCTCCTATTTTTGTGGAATCAGATCGCTATCTGGTCATTCCGGCATTTGATACACACTTCAATGGTCACACGTTTGATGTCTATGCCGAATCATTGAAGCGTCAGCTAGAGATCATTCAGCGCGGCCATTACGCCAAAATATTGCTCATTCTGGGCGGTGATCTGGCTCATGTGGATAATATCAACTCAACCACAGCAAAGGGAACACAGCTCGAAACAACCGACTTAGGCGAGACTGTGAACGAAATGGAACAATACTTCGAGACACTGATTGAAGCAATCATTAAGAACGCCAATGAGTGTGAGGTCATGTATTGCGCCGGGAATCATGATCCGTCAGTTGGTTATATGTTTGCGCGTTTATTGAAACGTGCCTACAGCAACCAGACAAACATCACTTGGGATATATCGCTGAAGCATTACAAAGGCGCAATGCTCGGCCATAACTTCATTGGTGCCACTCATGGTGACAAGGGTAAGAACAACTACCTTGCAAAATACCTAGATGAGTTTGGCTTCATGTTAGGCACAGCGCAGAACCGCGAGCTGTTTACGGGGCATCTCCATTCAGAGATGAGCAAAGACCTAGGCGGATTCGTTCAGCGTCAAGTATCGACGCGCAAGCCAACCGACAAATGGACTGATGATATTGGCGTGGTTGCTCACAAAACGTTTGAGCTGGTCGAATACAGCGATCATGATACTCGTGCCATTTACTATGTGTGAGGTGATTTCATGGCTCAAATGATTACAACAAAATACGGCGTTTACATGCCGAAAGTTGAAGCGTGGACCATCGGCAAGATTGACAGAGAAATTGTCCGTTCACGCTCTAATCAAGTTAAGACGCGAGGCGGATACGCACATCCTGAAAGTAAGGTATGCTTGTCAAAAAGGGGGTGGATACTGTGGCATTCCACTTGCCGTCACCAAAAGACGTCTATAAGAACCTCAAGGACAAGTTGAAAAAACAGCGGGACAAGACCAAGGCTGATAAGAAGAAACAGCCTAGTAAAGAAAATCCAGGAGTAACAACAGCTTAATGAATTATAACCAGCGATAGCTAACTAGCTACCGCTTTTTTAATGGAAGGAAGGTGTGGTGATATGTAATGCGACTGACAGCAAAACAGAAGAAGTTCGTTGACTCTTATATTGCTGATAGCAATGCCACCAAAGCGGCACTAGAAGCAGGATACAGCAAAAGAACGGCTAGGTTTGTCGGTGCAGAAAACCTAACAAAACCTAACATTAAAGCTGCCATCGACGAACGCATGAAACGCCTCGAATCTGACAAGATTGCCAAGGCTGCTGAGGTGCTTCAATACTTCACTACCGTTCTCCGTGGAGAGGCAAAAGAGACAATTATAGTTAGCACTCCAGACGGTGCAGATGCTGTTGAAAACGAGCCAAGCATCAAAGACCGCATGGCAGCAGGACGCGAATTGTTAAAGCGTTACCCTAGTAATGATGAGCTGCTCAATGCTCAGCTAACGAAGATTATTACTGATATTGAGAAAACTAAGGCCGATGTTCGCAAGTCCAAAGCTGAGGCTGACATCATGGAAGCTAAGGCCAACGCCTATCGCACACCAGAAGGACAAGATGGAGGACTGAACAAGCTTTTGGCAGCAATTGATGAGAGTATCCCAAAGGGTGGTGATGTCAATGACAACTCCGATTGATCAATTCAAAGGGAAACAGTTAGACATCATCAACTGGTGGCGCCGCTATCCAGACAAGCAGACAATCATTGCTGATGGTGCTGTGCGTTCCGGAAAGACGTTTGCGATGTCGATCAGCTATGTTCTGTGGAGCATGATTGTGTTTGACCGCGAGCAATTTGGCATTGCCGGCAAAACCATTGGATCATTGCGTCGAAATGTTATCAGGCCACTCAAACAAACATTGCAACAAGTGGGATTCTCAGTTGTGGATCGGCGTTCAGAAAATATGCTGGAAATCAGCCTTGATGGAAGAACCAACCTATACTACTTATTCGGTGGTAAAGATGAAAGCAGCCAAGATCTGATTCAAGGGATCACACTTGCCGGAATGTTCTTTGATGAAGCAGCTCTCATGCCACAGTCGTTTGTCAATCAAGCGACAGCGCGTGTTTCCGTTACTGGCGGCAAATACTGGTTCAATATGAACCCAGAGGGCCCGTATCACTGGTTCAAGACTGACTGGATTGATCAAGCAGACGATAAACGCGCATTGCGTCTCCACTTTGTGATGACGGACAATCCAAGCCTGAGCGATGAAGTTATTGACAGGTACGAACATATGTACTCAGGAGTGTTTTACCAGCGATACATTCTGGGACAATGGGTTCTGGCTGATGGAATTGTCTACGACAACTTCGATAAAGACGAGATGGTCAGCAATCCAAGCCAGCAGCCAAGCCGATACTATGTCAGTGTGGACTATGGCACACAGAACCCCACAGTTTTCTTACTTTGGGGTAAATGTGGGTCTGTTTGGTATTGCCTCAAAGAGTACTACTACGATGGACGGCATAGCAGCAGACAGAAGACAGATGATGAATACGCTCGGGATTTCAGCCAATTTGTCGGTGACATACGCTGTGAAGTGATTGTTGATCCATCAGCGGCTTCATTTATTACCAAATTGAGAGAACGCCGGTATCGAGTTATTAAAGCTGATAACGATGTGCTAAACGGCATTAGAGAAACGCAAACAGCTATGAACTCTGGTGAGATCAAGTTCACACCTGGGCTAACTAATCTGTTCAAAGAGTTCGCTTCTTATGTGTGGGATGACAAGGCCAGTCAAAAGGGTGAAGACAAAGTGGTCAAGGCACATGACCACTGCTTGACCGGCGACACGATTGTAAATACTCCTGATGGGGATATTGCAATTGAGGATCTGGTCGGTAAAAGTGGCTCAGTCTATTGCGTGGATAATGATGGCAAGCCAACGGTTGGCAAGTTTTCTAATGTTCGTAAAACAAGAAAGGATGCTGCAATTTATGAGTTGGAACTTGAAGATGGGTCTAAAATTAGGGCAACCGGTGACCATCTGATTCTTACTGAAAATGGATGGAAAGAGCTAATAAACTTGACGCCAGAAGATATTGTAGTTCGTGTTCGTTAATGCAATAGGATACTTCTTTATGATATAATAAGGCTATGAAGACTGTTGAATATGCTGGTTTCCGGTTCACCAAAGACAATAAAACTGGGTATTATTTGAGCACTAGTTTGATTGACGGGAAGCGTGAAAGACTACATCGATTTGTGTGGGAAAGCGTTCATGGGAAGATACCGTCTGGTGCACACATTCATCACGTAGACGAGGATAAAGACAACAATGATATTAGTAATCTCGAACTATTGTCAGCTCATTCTCACGAGAAATTGCACATGACAGAGCGCAAGACAAAGTATCCAGATATGGTTGCACGATTCTCGGCAGCTGGTGCAAAGGCGGCTCCTAAGTGGCATAAGAGTGATGCTGGTCATGAGTGGCATAAAAAGCACTATGAAAGCATGAAAAACTTGTTTTACAAAAAATCAACTCTAGTCTGTGAACAATGCGGGAGAGAGTATGAAACTGTGGACCAAAACCATAATCGTTTTTGCTCAAATCGCTGCAAGTCGCAATGGCGGCGTGACCATCATTTGGATGATGAGCTTCGAGTTTGTGTGATTTGCGGTAAAGAATTTTTGGCAAATAAATATTCAAAAAGGAAGACGTGCAGTGATAGATGCAAAAGGAAGTCCACCCTTAAAACGCGATGGGGTAAGAGTTAAATCTGTTAGGCCAATTGGCACTGCAGATGTTTATAACATGGAAGTCGAAAGCCACCACAACTTTGCGGTTGATGGTGGCTTTATTGTTCATAATTGCATGGACGCCATGAGGTATTTTGTCATGCAGGTAATCAAACGGAGAAATGCAGCTCATACGTTCAAGAACACAAGCAAATACTTCTAAGGAGGTGGCCATCATATTAACAGTTCAAGGGAAAGGCTCAATTACAGACGGTGACGTGTTCATTTTCCCGACTGATGAAGAGCTGACTGGCGATGACATCAATGCGTTTATTACTGCCAATGATGATCTAGCTAAAAACAAGTACCTTCCAGCAAAGAAAATGTACCTCGGTCAGCATCAGATTATTGATGATGCGAAAAAGGATCATGGGCCAGACAATCGTCTTGTTGGCAACTTGGCTCACTATATTGTTGATACCTACAATGGGTTTTACATTGGCATTCCACCAAAGATCACGCTCGACAACACACAGGACAACACCGTGCTGCAAGAGTGGAACGATACGAACAGCGTTCAGGACAAATTAGCCGAAATCAGCAAGCAAGCATCCATTTACGGTCGGGCGCTTGCTTTTTTGTACCAAGACGAAGACAGCAATACGTGTATTGCATACAGCTCGCCTATCAATTCGTTCCTCATCTATGATGACACGGTAGCGCACAAAGCTATTGCGTTTGTCATGTATTGGCACGACGAAGACAACAATTTAACTGGCAAGGTGTATCTTAAAGACGGCATATACTCCCTTGATATGGTTCGCTTTGAAGGGACAGACGGATTTAACCCGTTTAATGAAGTGCCGGCAGTTGAGTTCTTCATGAACACTGAGCGTCAAGGCATCTTTGAGAACGTTGAAACGTTAATCAATGCACTAGATAAAGTGCTCAGCCAAAAAGCAAATCAGAATGAATATTTTGACAACGCGTACTTGGTTCTAAAAGGCTTGCAACTAGCTGAGGACGAAAACGGTAATCCCATACTAGATCTTAACGGCAACCAAATTATCTACGCTCCGGATGCTGATTCTGCTCAAGGCGTAGCTGAATTTCTGACCAAACCTGATGGCGATGCCATTCAAGAGCACCTCATTGATCGCCTCATCAGCATGATCTATCAGATCAGCATGGTTGCAAACTTGAACGATGAAGCATTCAGCGGCAATAGTTCTGGCGTTGCATTGCAATACAAATTGCTACCAATGCGCAATCTAGCGGCCAATCAGGACCGTAAGTTTACTCAGTCACTCCGGGAGCTTTACAAGATCGCATTCAGTGTTGGGACAATCCTTCCAGAAAGTAAATCTGATGACTGGCAAAAGCTTAACTTCGCATTCACGCGAAATCTTCCGGAGAACATTACCGACGAAGCGGACGCGGCTTCTAAACTAAAAGGCCTCGTATCAGATCAGACTATGCTTAGCACCTTATCATTTGTCGATGATCCCAAGGCCGAAATGAAACGCATGGCTGATGAGACCGCCCAGAAAGCAAAAGACGCTGCTGCTAATAGTCCGTCAAGCCCGGACTTCCAGAAATTGCTGAATGGTGGTGGCAATGATGACAACAACGACTCAACAACAGATAGCGAGTAATTCTGCCTACTGGAATAAGCGAACAGCATCAGAGAGAAAGTGGATTGCCGAGAACCTTAAGAATGACGAGGCGTTTAATGCCCGAATTCAGGAATATTTTGACAAAGCCCTAACCAACATCCAAAAGGATATTGACTCAGAGCTTGCCAAGTATGCCGCATATAGCAACGACAGTATGGCCGGTGCGCGTCAAGCAGTGATGGCTACCGACATTAAAGCTTATCAAGCGGAAGCAAAGTCGATTGTCGATGATGCTAGAAAGATGTATAACGGAGAACCGCTCAAATATTCCGACTTTAGCAAGGATGTCAATGATCGTCTCAAGCTATACAACGCTACCATGCGGATTAATCGCTTAGAAATGCTCAAGAGTGAGATTGGTCAAGAAATGCTTGATGCACACATGAAAGTGAACGCTGATCTAATCTCAAAATTGAGCGATGATTATCAATTCGAGATCAAACGGCAAGCCGGAATACTTGGAGAGACGGTATCTAAGAACGGCTACACTGATTTAGCCAAGCTGCTCTCCAAACGAGAGGGAGATTACACCTTCTCACAACGCATTTGGATCAACCAAGACATTCTTAAGGCTGAACTGGATGAACTGCTGACATCCGCCACCATTCAAGGACAGAGCCCACTAAAGATTGCTCGCAAGCTACGCGGTCAAGTGGCAGAAACGGTGAACAATCACCGCTATGTGACAGAACGAATTGCACGTACTGAGTCAGCTCGGATTCAAACACAGGCGCAATTAGATAGCTTCAACAAGTTCGGCTATGACTATTGCAAATGGGTGGCTGAGCCAAGCGCGTGTGACGCATGCAAGGAGATTTCAGAAGGTGGCAGAACTGGTAAAGGCATTTATCGCGTAGATGATGTGCCAGATATTCCCGTCCACCCCAATTGCCGATGCTCCATTGCGGCATACTTTGATAAAGACGACTTCGAGCGTGAAAGCAGCGATCGAACATCAGCGGATGAGTTAACGAAAAACGGTAGCAATCCGTTTACTGCAATGGAAGATGGAGTTGGTGCAAAAAATGCGGCTCAGTTCACCAAGTTCCTTGCGTCAATGAATGATCAACAGCTAAGAAAACTATATGCCAAATATGGAAAAGAGTTAAAGTTTAACAAATTAAAGAATGGGCGTGCGCATGCTAGTGGAATCACTATCCAGCTTGAACAGGCCAGCTTTGATGGTGGTCGCATCTCAACCCCGATGCAAACGGTGTTTCACGAAATAGGGCATGCAATTGATGCTCAGTCGTTGTATCAACGTGAGGGCAAGATGTTTGCGCATACCGGCAATGTATTCAAGAAACGTATGCATGGTACGACTTTCCAAATAAAAGAATTGTATAGCCACACCAGCGGCGATCCGACATATAAGCTGGGGTCTACGATACGTGCAGATTTATGGCAATGGGCTACAAATGGTGAACACATTTCTCCTGATGAATTGGGTAAAAAACCACGTAAAAAGGCCGAGAAGGAAGCGTGGTTTGTTAAAGAAAACAGTATGTTCCGGGGCCTAAAAGAGTTGCGCGAGAAGGTATACGATATGAAGCCTACCGCTCGTAAAAACATGAAGGCGTACTCGGATGCTTCAGATGTAATCGAAGCTACCGGATATTCGGGCGACGCATATCCTTGGGGAGCTGGGCATGGGGCTTCATATTGGAAGACCTATGGAAATCAAGAAACCGAGTTTTTCGCTGAATATACGTCGGCACGTGCGGCAAACCCAGAATCATTGAAGGTGATACGCGAGATGTTCCCTAACGCGTGCAAAGTGTGCGACAATATTATTGACGACATGTTAAAGGGGTGACTGTGATGATCTCAATTGAAGATGGGGCAGAAATTTTTTTATCTGATGCAATCAACCGGTACTATACGCACTTTGATGACGATTTTCCGTTGTATGAATATCTTGATGTAACTAGCGGAGATGGATGGAGTGTAACGATTGCCGGTGCAAAACGATTGGGAGATTTAATCGACAAGGCGATCGCAACCAATGTTCCAGTAGAAAAGCCAGATGATTATGATGAACGTGTTTATTAGCGCCCTCGTGGTGCTTTTTTAATATTCCGGCTCGCAAACGCCGGTCAAAAACTACGGAATAAAACTGACATGAAACTAAAGGCAATCACCGAATGGCTGGGGCGTAAGCAATGGCTGGGCGTTGGCGGCCTTTTTGTTTTGGGGAGGAAATCATGAAACTACCAAAAATTGAAATCGATAATCAGATACTGGTAAGCGCGATTAAGAGTATCGCTAATGATTTGAACCCTGATGAGGTCATCAAGATTGAAATTGATGAAGTCGGGAGAGAAAACTCCAAAGACATCATCATCAAAGTCAGAACTGAACCAAAGAGCGGAGAAGGATGGTTTAAGCAACATTTTGAAACTGGTCAGAAGCTGAACATCTCGTTTAAATGAGGAGGAAATACAATGACGTCCTTGGATTAGATCCGGTTAGGGTGTCATATGAAGATCCAGATAACCCGGTTTTGAAGATACCAACGTTTGAAGGTACGATGACCGCTCGAGTTGGCGATTACATCATCAAGGGCGTTCATGGCGAATTCTATCCGTGCAAGCCTGGTATCTTCGAAGAAACATACGAACCATCTGGGTTTTCGGTAGATGGCAAATTGCTTGCCGAAAAATTGGCGGTGCCGAGCGAACGCGAGATTGATAAACAATCCAGACGTGAACAACGCCGTAAAGGATTTTTGTAAGCCGAAGCTAGCAACTATTTTTATGCCATCAAGTCCAAGCGTGATCGACTCTAAAAGCTCCGGTAAATTAAGACGCAAGCCTGATCCGTCTAAAAAGCTGTGGAAGGAGTTCTGAACATGATTCCTAAGATTTTAAT